CGGTGATGCTAGGCCATCTAAAACTACAAGTGACGTTTTAAAGAGATGGGATGCAATTTGTAAGGTAGACCCTAATTATTCTCTATACTGCACAGACTTTTTGGCAGATGTAATTTGTGAACTACAAGAAAAGTATGATTATTTTTGTCAACGATAAATTTGGAGAAAGGCTATGAAGCTTAACTTAGGAAACGTAGCAACAACCGAAGTTGATGGATTTAAATCTATCGAAGTCGGAGAAGATGGCGAAATCATTGCCGTTTTCTATATAAATTCTACCTCCAACGGTGGGACTGTTTCTTTTATCGTACATGACGGTACTAAACCTCTTGGGCCTATTACTGTAGAATATGCAGGTGAGGCTTAACATCATTGCCTATGTGATGCTAACTTTTG